GGTATAGCCATGTTGAACGCTCCTATTGGTATGCGTGATTAAAGACGGCGAGTTTTATCATAACTTTGCCGCCAACGCAGGGGCTTCTTTGGTGAGTTTTACTAACTCACCTAACACTTGGGAGCGCCCCTGAAAAACTCCGGTGTTATGAATCGCGGTTGGTAACTGCTCAAGCTCACGCAAGCGCCATCCTTCAAGCCATTCCAGAAAGTCTGGATGCTGACGAACAAACAAGGCTAACGCCTTGATCACTTGCGGTTCAGGCTTAATCATGCTGCCCTCCCGCTTACACGGTTTTGCACTGTGTTGGCTTCCATTCCACCTTTGGGACTACCATCAGGGTTCTCACCACCAGCCGCTGGGGCTTGCGCTTGCTGTTGTGCAGCAGCCGCTGTCGCCCTAGCTTGAATCCGGCCTTGGTAACCTGACTTCTCCCGAGATGGAATAACTTCCTCCACAGGCATTTGCAACCCTTTCGCCACTTCTCGTAAGATGGTAGCACGTCCTTCCTTCCCGAGAATCTCAAGATCAACGGGATTGGCGGTTGCATTAAGGAACTCGATACGGCGAATGTTAACAGTTTCCTTGACTGCGAGATTAATCGCACCCTTGGCAATAACTTGAACATCACCTTTAATTGATTCATCCTCGTCGTAGCGCATGTTATATACAAACTGGCGCATAACGATGGGCTTGACAACATCTGTGTCTATGTGCATCACGACTTGGCGAATGCCTTTACCAGCAGCACCCATTAACATGGACAGGCCAGACGATGTACGCCCAGCACCTTGCACATTAAGGTCACCATACACATAGGCAGGGATGCCCGAGTGATCATCAGCCAGACGGCTAAATTTATCATATACACCCACAAGCTCAGTAGCACGGGAGTCAGGCTGAGTAAACCGGATGGCAGGAGCACTCGACCCTACAGGATCGTTAATTGTCTGCCATATCTTCCACGGAGCAAGCTGTGTAATATCTTCGTTTGGTGGTAAGCGCTCTACGTTAACCTCAACTTGTGGGCCACTACTAATGCCCATGTTGTTAACTAACGCACGTGCAGCAGCATTACACACGCCCTGTAAATCTTCAATGATCTCGGGTATACCCTTACCCCAGAACGCACCGGGGCACTTGATAAATGATGTCTTGCAGTATGGTTTCTCGCCAAGGGGGTCGTAGTTCAACACCGCTTTAATAACGATATTGCCCACCATCCAAACATTGGCATCGTACTCTCGTGCATCATCGGGCACATCTTCTTCGGTTAGACCCCACTCTATGAGCATCTTACCGCTAACCTTACCCCAAAATTCTAGTGCATCGAACTCAGTTGTTGGGCGCATGTACGAGTAATACTTGCGTTCTTCTTCGTTCTTTTGAAGTTCTACATCTTCGTTAATCCAAGATAAGCCATTACCGATATCTAGTACTTTGCGGATAGCGTCATCATCGTAGCCGGGAACACCGATTAAATCGGATAGCTGCATCCGACTAAGGGGGTGGTACTCAAACAAATAGCCTTCGTTGATGTTACTAATCCCCGGCTCAGGATAAATGTAGAACGGATCAACCCGCTCACACTCAGGGCCAAGTCGCTCAGTAGGTTCAACAACAGTACGACCTGTGGCATCTACCTTCCACCCTAGCACGCGCTGACGACGCACTACGGGGCCTTTTACAAAAGCGCAGGGGTAAGTAACTAAATCGGTAATGAAGTCGTTAAACGCATCTCCCCAGCCGCCTTGTGCAAACTGGTCTTGAATTTTTAACTTCATCTTGTCAGCACGAATCTGTGCCTGTTGCAAAACGTCAAAGCGGTAATCTTGTGACACCATCTCTTTGATCTCACGCATTTCTTCAGCGTTAGGAGCTTTGCCATACTCCTCGATCATCTTGAGCACACGCTCTGCAAAGACGCCTAACACTTCTTTAGACTGCACAGGACTTAAATCAGGGATCGGTGTGGGAGTCAAGTCCCACGGTGGAGACCCGTTATCTAGCAAGATATCTCGCAGCCACGACTCAGCCGCACGACACTTGACTTCCGTGATCATCATAAAAATCTCAGAGCCGCCTTGTGTGCGAATTTGTTGTAGCTTGTTAGCTTCGTACTCACCATTGCGCTGGCGTAGCGCTTGCAACATCTTTTGCTCAAGAGGGCGCTTTGCCATTTGCGCGGCATCCCAACACTCACGTAAGTATGAAGCTAGTCCAAGAATGACAGGCTGGTTCTGACGCTCTTGTAAGGCGCGGTCAGTAACTTCTCGCTCTTGCCTAGCAAGTTCGGTGTTATTAACTACACGTAGGAATGTCAGTCCTGCCATTTATTTTTTCTTGGTTTGCATACGGGCCTGCGCAGCTTTGCGTTGTGCAGGTGTTAGCGAAGTCATCATATCTGGTTCATCTGGTGGCTCACCCATCTCAGCAGTATAGACGCCACGATTTTCTTTGCGCTCGTAGTCAGTAAGTTCTTTAGCAGTTGGGCCGCCTTGTTTGCCACGCCCTGCGTTACCTACTACTATCACTACTCCACCCTTCTCATAAGACCTGATGGCTGCGCCCCCCATCTTGGGGTTCGATGACGTTACTGTGAACGGTTTACCTTGACCACATTGCATAACTGCTCCTTAGAGTTGCGCCAGTATACACATTACTAAACAAAAAGAAAGCCCCCTGAAGTTCTTACACCTCGGGGGGCTAAACCTCAACGAGGAGGAGGCGACAACTGCGGAGCAGTGCATAAAGTATATCACGTCCAGCCAGCAGACACAACCGACTTAATCTCACGACGCTGAGACAGCATCGCACCATCTCCTGCTGAGGCAATGTGCAACATCAAATACTGCAAAGCTTCGGCAACGTGTGAGTGTTTGTTCTTGTCAATATCACCATCACCTCGGGGTTTATACCTATAGCCACCCATCATGGCAGCTTTGAGTTGTGTGCAACGTGGGTCGAGCAGGAAGCCCGGGTCACCGTCAACTTGCCGCATGAGGTACGCATCTACCGCATTAACCCGTGCCGACACACTGTTAGTCTTGGCAGGGATAACCCTAAGTCCTTCGGCTTTAATTATGTCTACTGCGCTGCGCTCATCAGTCTGTGCTCGCTGCACACCTGCCGGGTCAACGACGACTAGCACTGGCGCACCCGGAAACCTCTCGTAGAGCAGCGGCTTGAGCATGGTGCGCACAAACCGTTGGACACCCATATCAAAACTGACAGCCTCGTCAAGTATGAGCGCCCGCCCTCGGGGGTCTTGCTGCCCTAACACCGCTGCTGGGGTTAACCCTAAGTCCATCCCAACAACCACTGGGCGCACTCCGTTGAGTGTGATGCGTATGCGTTCTTTTGCCATGTGGTAGTCAGGCCTAAAGTATTTGTACACAGGCATACCTGCTGAGGACAGTCCGTACTCGCCATCAATATAGACCCGAATGTATTCCTCACTACGCCCCTGTATGTCGTAGTACCCTTCGGGTAAGTTCTCCACGTTCTCTGCTCTGGGGCTACGCCCTGAGGGTTGCCTGAACACATCCCACCCGTTGTTGTTGGGTGACACCCCATCTTTGGGGTCAAGCCCTTCCATCTGGTAGTACCACCACCCATCCATCGTCGGCGGGTTAGTATCCCCCCACATCCCATGCCACGTCGGGCCGCCGTCTTTAGCCGAGGGGAAACGCCCAATCCGTTTGGACATGGCGTCCATGATGTCGGGGTGGATGTCGCGGCACTCGTTGAACCATGCGAACGACAACTCTAGTGAGTTCAGGTTAGCCACATCGTCCGCGTCATCAAGGGCACGGAACATAATCTCACACTCAACCTCGCCTACTTTGAAGAAGTAAGTCTTGGTGGTGCGCATGTACTGTCCACATACTCCGGGCGGGAACCAATCAAGAAACGTTTTGATTGTCGTATCTTGCAACTGCCTCGCGGTCTCACGGACAACAGCCGCTCTAGTTCTGCGTATGCCGTTGGCGTTAGGCTTTTGTAGCGACGCCCGTCGCACAACTTCAAAGGAGCACGTTACGCTTTTGCCACTACCCACTGGCCCCATGAGCACACGCATCTTGGCGTCTGACTCCATAAACTTCTTGCCCG